CTTTGTCGCCATTAAACAGCGGCACAGCTTCATCCATATTCATGCTACTGTCGCGGAATGGTAGCCTGTCCAGATTGCTTGTATCAGGCCCAAGTTCTGCACCAACAGTGTTGAAGAACCGCGCAGTCACGCCATGAATACGTTTAATTTTACCCTGCGCCACGCCATCGTCTGCACCAGCCTCTAACCGTAATGTCTCAATAGTAGATGTATAGTTGTAGCCGATATGCACCTTTGATGCTGAACGGTCTAGCGTAACCTTGCCATCAGTCACAACCTTGTCAGCGTGAGTAGCCCCATCAGCTAAAATAGCTACTGTTTCGCCTTCTAGATGGTTAAGGCTGCTAACCGTGGTTGTGGCTGAACCGTCATATGTCAGGCCGCTATCTAGGAAAAACGCATCACCAACATCATCACCGAACTCAATAGGCTTTAGATACTCAATGTGGCGCACGGTAGCACCATCAATAGTACGCTTCACCGCTACATATACTTGGTCTTCTGCACCTGATGGGATAGCCGTGATGCTTTCCACCACACCGTCACCGCCAATGTCGTGGTCATGCCAGCCGATAGCTGCGTTAGCACGGTCATAGGTAAGACCGACTAACCGCCCGTCACTATGCACAAACCACACAATCAGTTCTGGTTCCTGCTGCCATACCATGTCAGTCAAACCGCCACGCGGAATATGGTCTGCCAGAATGGTCAAGTCGATGCCCAGCAAGCCATCAGTGTCCAAGTCAAAGGTAATCTCTTTTACCTTCTCTTGGCCTTTCTGGATAAGAATGGTGCTGTTGCCAGCCCGTAATGGCCTAACCTCTGAACAGCCGAATGTAGTCTCACGCAACACGTTCACATTTGTTGGTGTAACTGGTGTAGAACCTGTGCCGCCAGATAATGTAAATTCTGCGCTAGTTGTCAAAATTTGCAAGAAACGTGCTGGTAAAAGATGACGGATGACATTCACCTTGTCTGATGCAATCGTCAGGTTTACAGCCGCGTCATCCTCTGTACCAGGCGTGTGGTTCTCAAAGTCGGCACTAACTGAGCCAAACACAGTCTGTGGCTTGCCTGTAGTGCCAGCAAAATACAGACGTTGTTCGTAGAAACCAACAGCCTTCGGAAAACCTTGGTCGCCGCCAAATGCACCTAATGACCATCTCTTTGTAGCATTTCCAGAACCAACGACATTGTGAGGAAGAACACTGATGCCGCCATCATCTTCTTGCACAACAGCCGTTACAGACGTTGCGCTACCAAATACTGTTATCTTAACGTATCCAGTATCATCATGTCTGTACTCCCAAGTTAGTGAACCATAGGTTTCGTTGCCCTCTGTGTGTACTGGTGGTGTGTTGCCTGATGTCTGCGTAGAACCTGTGACATGTTTATAAACATGCCCGTTAAACCTGACAAAAGCATTGTTAGCATAACTTTTGTTTGCTTCCCATTCATCATACTCAACTTCCAGAACTTCCCTGAAACGTATCAATCTGCCTACGTCTGCACTTGTAAATACGTTAGCTGACGCAGTTATTGTAACGGTGCCTGTATCGGCAGAAGCATACAAAGTTGTATTTGTATCGTTCTCATCTAGGTATGGGCCATCAACAAAGTCTATGTCAGTCAGCGTAAAGCTGGTAGCTGTTGTGCGCGTCAGTTTGGCTGGTTCATGGTCTTTGTGCGCTAGGTACAAAACATCAGCAGACTGTGCGTGGTTAATCTCAAAGATGTCTGTAACTGAGTATGTTGTAGTAACCTCAACAATCTTTGCCGCTGTGCCGCCGCTTGTGTATGCGTCAAAGCCTGTGCTGTCTATACCAGATAACTCAAATGTATTAGCCGTTGTATTGGCTACAGTAAATTCACGATTATTCAACTGCGTCATACCAGCAACGCCAGATATAAATATTCTGTCGCCGTTTGTGAACGTATGTGAAGTGATGGTCACTACAGCAGGGTTAGCTTGTGTAACTGCTGTGATATTTTGTGAAGTCTCCGTAAGCAGCCCACCGTCTTTATAGAAGCGAATGTAGTTAGCACCGAACTCAAGCACATAAGCCTGTTCGTCGCTGAACTCAAAGTCCATCAGCCTGACCTTGCCACCGTCCTTAGACCGCCCAGCAAAGAAAGTGCCTGGTCTGCGTGTAACGCCACCAGACGGGAACACAACCATGTTGTTTACTGTCTGTGCCGCCTCGTTGTATTTCTGTAAATCAATACGGCCTTCTAGCTTTGGGGATATTTCACCAGTACGGAAATTGGTGATAATGCTGGATACACGGGCCATGTTTAGAACCTGATGTTAGTGTATGTGTCTGCTTGTGGCTGTTCTGGATAGCCTTCCATAGCATCAATAGACTTAGCCTCTCTTAGTCTTTGTTCGTACTGTGCGTTCATAGTTTGTGCGACGGTGCCGCTGCCTGTGATTGCATATGCAGTCTCAGCCGCCAGGCGATGTGCTATAGCTGATGAAAGCAGTGAATCGTACTGTTCTGTATCTTCAACACGTCCGATATAAACAATCCGGCATGTACCCTCATTAGACAGTATCTTCCTGCCTTCAATCTTATACATCACATTGCTGTCATAAGCTGCGATGTCACTGTTTACGTTTGAGTCAAAGAATGACAGAACTCTGAGGCAGAATGGTTCTGTTGGTAATGTGTACTGGTAGGTAAAGCCAAAGGCGGGTGCTGTTGCGTCCCGCGCCAGTTCTTTGCGCGTTACAGCTATGTTCCAAGGATGTGCGCGTAGCACAGCATCACGCACTAATTCATAATTACGATTGCATAGTCTAGCTTCTTTGGAGTTCTGGGTCAGTGCCGTAATGGTTGCTGCACCTAGTAGGTCTAGGGCTTCATTACATATATCAACAACTGATGGCATGATTTACTAACCTTTCAACTCTTATCAGTACACCCAGACTTGCGTTATTATCGCCACCTCTGAATTTACCGCGCTTTCTATACGCTTCCCTTGCAATCACTTTTAACTTCTCTGTAGGTAATAATACCACAGTTTCATCATCAAGTACGAACGCCCAGTGTGTTGCCAGTGTTGTAGCTATGCCACTAGGCTTGCCCCTACAAGAAAACTCCACAAACACATTCCCAGTTCGTGAAGCTACAAAATCCCTTTTCACCTCTATGGTGTTGTTACTTAATATGTCGCCTAGCCACCTCTCAGCTATTTGACCCACTTCTAAATCCCAACGGAAATCCCCGCACGGTTTCATCATATTGCCCTCCAGCATGATGAGTTATATGGGGGCGGTTTCCCGCCCCCACATTATTTAGTTCACGACGTATTCAATAATGAATGACATGTCGCCAGCAGTACCACCTGTTGCAGAAAATGTTGCTGCAATATAGTAGTATGCTTCGTCACCATTTGAATCGCCAGCCATCTCAAACAATTGCTGTCCGATGGTGTTGATGTCGGCTTCTTCATTACGAAGGTCAGTCATAGCTGCTTCGTCAGCAACTAAAGTCCCAAAGAAGTCTTCATCTTTCACTGCACCAGCAGTTGTGTAGATGCCAACATTGAATGTGCATGAACCACCCAGTGTGTCGCTACCAACCTTCAATGAAGTAATGGAAGCGTTTGCTGGGATAGGCGCAAACATAACAATGTCGTTATCTGTGCTGTCGCCAGCCGCCAATGCAATGGTTCCCTGTGCTACACGGAGTACACCGTGCAGATTGTGGGCAGCATTAGCAACCTGTGGAGTGGCTTCAAAGTTTTCTACGAGTGTAGAGTTTTTAGTAGTCATCTGTCACTCTCCCTTAAGCCGCTTCGTCACAGTCAATCTGGACAACTTTTTCTTCTTCCATACGAGTGGAACCGATTGACATGCAATAGTACACCTGAGTTGCATAGCCTTTGTCGCTACGCTCATCAATACGCGCCATTACGTCACGGCCCACTGCCAATGCAAGACCATCCTCTGCCCATGCAAAGCATGAACGGATGTTGCCAGACTTAGCGAGACGATTAGTTACGATGAAGTTGAAGCCCATGAACTGATTGACTTCACCCTGTACAAGTGCCTTCACAGTGTTGAAGTCGCTTGAGGTGACGTTTGTGTCAGCCAAGAGTGCTTCAATCTGGTCAGGGCCACAAGCGATGTAACGTGGGATAGATGGGTCAACATCTGCCAAGTCGAGAATCTTCTTGGCTTCACGCAACTTTGCAAGTGACATGTCAGCAGAACCGTCAGCAATTTGCTGACCCGCTGGCAACGCTGTTGAGGTCGAACCAGTCTCACCAGTAAATGCTGTGCCGAGTGCTGAAGCGATGATTTCATCGTCCATTGCGCGGCCCATAGCTGCGGCAGCAGCTTGTGCATATGCTGATGTTGGGTCGATAAGCATACGAACCTTGTCTTGGTCGTCAATCAGGTCTGCATACTCATAGTCTACGAGTGACACCCGACGACGTGCGTGTGGGGTATCAATCTGTGGTGTGTCAGCATGGCGAGTTGTACGCTTCTGCGCAGTTGCCTTACCAACCTGGTCAAAGAAAGCATTTTTGCCAGTCATATTCTCTACGCGCACCGCATCACGCAGACGGGAACCCATCTGCTGCGATAGCATCTGCACGTTTGCAGAATACTGCTGGACAAATGCCGTGGTTACTTCTGTGGACATAGCGTCCTCCTTTTACACGGTTACATTTGAACTTTTCGGTGCGCTACCCTTTCGGACACTCCTGGTCTTTTCAGCCGACTTATGGCCCCCATCTTTCTGGTCGTCAGCAGGACGAGTTGCCTCGCTACCCCGCATTACCCACTCATAGTATTGGTCTGCGAGTAGGTGTGGATTGAGTACGTCACGCTGGCTACCGAACTCGACAGCTAATCGTAGGCACTCAAGCCGAATATCTGTGACGGAAAGTTCATCATCCATGTAACTGTTCCATCAAATGTTGCATCCGTTCTACAGCCTTGTGTCTCGCAATCGGGTTTTTCCTATCCCAATAAGCATGAGACTTATCATTCATAATGGCATCAATCTCAGCTTGCGCTGTGGCTGGTGTCATTACATTTGACTGTGACATTTCTGCAACAGTGTCTTCACTGGTGACAGATTGCCTGAAATCAGCGATTTTTGCAAATGCTTTAATAAACTCAGCGTTATCGCCCAGCTTTGAACCATCTGCTAAAGTGATGTTAAACATCTCAGGGTCTGCAAATTCTTGCGCTACCTTTGCAGCCGCCTCAACCTTTTGGTCAAACGCACGGCCCCACTCACTACGCAATGATTCCACAGTCTGTTCCTTTGCAGCCTCCGCTAACTCAAGAGACTGTGCGCCAGACTGTTCAATGCTACTCTTGTAGTAATCAAGAATACCCTTGGCTTGGTCTGGTGAAAGGCGCAGTTTATGTGCAATATCTGCGTAATCTGTGGCAAGTTCTTCAGTAATTACGTTGCCATCGACTTCAATGCCGTACCCCTTTGGGTCTTCTGGTCTGCCTAGACGGTCATAGATACGGTCTAGGTCTTCGTCTGTTGGGTTGACTGGCACTGCAATCTTGTCTGCACCAATCAATCTTTGCGCGTTCACATAGGAACGGGCTAGGTTTTCAACATCCTTAATAGGTGAAATGCTAGGATGTTCGCGTAGTTCCTCTGGTATCATGTTTAGAAACTCGTTACCAGACCCGCCTGATGCTACCTCAGATGGTGTCTCCATCATTGGTGCTGCCTCTGGCTGGGCTACCTGTTCGACTGCTTCTTCTGACATTTATTCCTCTTTCATCATGTTGTGGATATGAAGGATAACAGCACGTTTCCCTTCCTCAAATGCTGTGGCGTTTGCATCGCCAGCAACATAGCTTGTGGCACGATAGTTACACCGTGCCTCTAGGTCAGCTAATACTTTAACTGAACTATCTGTATTAAATGTTTGTCTGTAAAGGTCTTTTAGCTTTTCAATCTCAGGTGTCACTTATTAACCATCCTGGACGCTTGCGCTAACTGGGCTACATTTTGGACATCTTGCTGGTCTTGCATCATCTCCATCTGTGCCTGTTGTTGCGCTGCACGTTCCTCTCTAACCTGTTGTACCTCACGTTCCGACTTCAACGCTGTCTTTGGAACGCCTAGTGCATCAGTCACATGCTTCACTAATCCATCTGCATCAATGTGGTCGCCTACTGGAATTGCCTGTGATAGCGGCATCAATATCTCAAGTGCCTTCATTGTGCTGTTCAGGCTGCTTGACTTCTGCGCACGGGCTAGTGGCGATACATATTCAATATCCACATCACGCCCCTGTAGAATTTCTGGTGGCGTTGGAAGCATGTCACCACGCAACATCAATGCAAACACACGGTCAATCAAAGGCCGCAGCATCTCATTCATCAATCTACCCAGCACAGGGCCAATGACTCTCATGCGTTCTTCCTGCCTTTGGACAACCTCTGTCGCTGTCATGTTAGGCGACTGACCGCTAAGAAGCTGGTCAACATAAAACGCAGAACGAATAGCACCACGGCGTTGTTCTTCCATGTTCAAGCCAATAGGAATGTTCGCGCCTGTGTTCATCGGCGTAATCGTATCTCTTGTGCCGCTTCTAAAGAAGTTCAATCCCCCAGGCTGCGTACGGATGGGCAAGAGGAAACCATCGTCAGGAACAAGAAGGGGAGGGTCAATCTGTTTCTGCGCAGCTTGGATGATTGTCTTAGACATCAGATTCAACATCTTAACGTCAGGCAACGCAACCATCGCTGGGGAACGCCCCATTGTCTCACCAGTTGCCTTCAAAAATCGTGGGACAATGTACGGGAACTCTTGGAAGCCACTTTCAGAAAGCAGCCCCTTGCTTTGCATATCAACATAGAACGATGCAAACGGCATGTTCTTGTTGTCACGCTTGTTAGGGTCACGGTTAATACGCGGTACTACCGCATGTAGGATTTCTACTTCTTCATCAGGTTTGTCTTTGAATACCTTGCGGATGTAGTCACTAACCTGGTCAAAGCCAAAGCGTTGCACAGCTTGCCGTGCCGGAATCTTATAAGTTCTAAATACTGTATCAACAATGCCGTACTGGTTTTCCTGCACATAGAACTCAGAGATATGGCGTGTGCTAAACCGCAGATTGCCATCATCCATCTCAGCAAACATACAGCCTGTGCCAAACACAACCAAGTCCACATACATTTCATGGACTTCAGTTTCAAAGTTAGACTGGTTAAATGCCCTCATCATGCGCTGGCTGGTTTCTTGCAACCACTCACGCACATCATCATCACGCCCGATATTCTCATCTTTCATATCAAGCATGAACCAAGGCGTAGCACCGCTAGTCAGCATCCCGTGCAAACTAGCAGCAAGCAAGTCAACAGCCTGGAGTGCAGTACCATCAAAGATAAGTTCCATCCGCTTTTCGCCTCTGGAACGCTTACGGACAATATCCGCTTTGCGGGGCAGCATGTAATCAGCTAGTTCCTGATAATGCGTGTCCCAGTTATCTCTACGGCCTTTAAGGTATTCGTACCGCTTTACCAGACTCTTGATGAAATCTTGCATGTATTACCCCAGTAATGTAGGTGTGCCGCCAGGTGATGTTGCGCTAGTGTCTTGTAACGCGCCAGCAACAATCGTGGAACCCGCACCCTTTTTTCTTCTGGCCTTCATTGTAGCTTCTTCAGCCAAAGCCGCAGCGCGTTGTGTATCTTCTTCACCTGCCTGTGCTGGTGGTGGTGGCGGCGGTGGGGCTGGCGGTGTATATACTTTTGGCTTTAGAAAGGACATTATGCACCCCCTGTTGGAGACTTGGCACTAGGTGTTGAGTATGTTGCACCATAGCCTTCCATCAATGTACCAGCACCGCCAGCGCGTTTGCCCTTAGTGCGGCGGGTGCCACGGCCCAGCATCGTATCATCAGGCACAACTTCCGGCGTTACCTCTGGTGTTACTTCTTCCGTAACCTCTGGCATATCTGGTTTGCCAGGAACTATGCCTAAAGCCTTACCAGTCTCTTTGGCTATCTTCTTCCCCGGCTTCTCAATAATTTCTTCAAATGCCTCTGCGCCGACTTTTCTCGCAGCCCTAGTTATTTTGTTAATAGGCTTTCTGATTATCTTTGGTACAAATTTTGGTGCGCCGCCGCCCATGGCAGTCTCCTTTACGCTGTCATTCCTGTTGATTCAATGATTGTGCCGCCACGGGAACGCTTACGTCTTGATTTTGAAGCTGTACCAGATTCAGTCACATCTACTAATGTTTTAGATGGTGTTGCCTTGGCTGTTGTCTTTGGTGTCGCTGCCGATGGCACAGTCTTTCCGGCCTCCGCTACAACCAACAAATCACCCATGCCTTTCAAAAACTTTTTCTTGCCTGGGTCAGTTTCTTTTACAACACCCATGTCAACAGCTTTCTTGAACATTTTGCTTCCACTGCCGCCCATATCAATCTCCTGTTCCTAACTCCAAGTATGAAACCCTAGCTTCTGAGTTTCAGTCCGAAGCCAGTACGCATTACTATAACCCTTACTAGATAACATACTTTTTAAATTTCTGAAACCTATTGCTATGTTACGCTTGCCACCCTTGGCTATAAAGTCAACTATCCACGGAACTGTACCGCCTCCCCCATAACCGTCTGCTGGGAACTCTAAGCTATCTGTATACTCTACAACATGTTCATAATTAGGGAACGCCCAAGTCGCAAAGCATATCGGCATCTTATTGTCATCCCGCAACACCATGTATTGCCCCAGCATCATAGGCGGTCTGATACAGCGTTCAACTTCTTCAACGCCCCACCAGCCGTGGTAATCACTCCAATCAAGCAAATACTTGATAGCTTCTACATCAATAGACTTACTCATAGCGTAAATGGGTTATACTCCATCTGTGCAACTTGCTGGGGAGGTTTGCTAAAGTTAGCCCTGTTCTCTAGCCCAACAGCCAAATATCTAAATGCGTCAGCCGCGTGGCTGGTAAAGTCGTGCAGTGGATGGTCACGGAATACCTTGCGCCGTTCGTCAAACTCTTGCCTGTACTGCCGCAGATACTCTAACCCCTCATGGCACTTGTCCTTATCAAAGTAGCATTTAGGTATCAGCATCCGTGCCGCGTTAATACCATCAGCAACTTTCATCTTAGGAACTACACGGAACTTAATGCCAAGAGTATAAGCAGTCTCTAGCCTAGACCTACCGCTACCCAGTTCCCGCACCTCAATGTCATGCGGGGCCAAGTGGTCGCCATAGGTATAATCTTTTTTGCTTAGAACGTCAGCGTAGTGGTCTAAGCCAACCCCGCTACTCTCATAGTAGTCAATTACGTTTACAGCACCGCCACGGAATATCTGGGCAAACCAAATAGCCGTTGAATCATTTATACCTAAGTCCCAAGCTGTATGCACTGGGTACATAGGGTCGTAAGGTATCCGCGTTACCCTGCCATCTTCATCAGCAGCGGCTAACAGTTTCGCGTAATACGCACCAATAATAGCAGCCGTAAAGGAACACTCGTATTCCTGTTCATACTGTTCTGGTGTCATCTGTGCCTGGGCAGCGGCAAGTTCCTCTGGCTTCACTAGCCCACTCTCACTAGCCTTGACCGTCTTGTGATACCATTGGTCAGAACCGTTCTCTACCTCTGACTTGGCAGTCTCTAGCAAATCATAAAAGTGATTATGCCCAGCCGGTGTACCCAAAAAGATAGCAGCCCCTTCTCTATCGGATAGGGCTGGTCTAACAACCTCCCCCCATACCCTTGGGTTCTGCATACCAAACTCATCGAAAGCACACATATCTAAATAAATGCCACGAAGGGAGTCAGGGTTTTCTGCCGACAGTAACATCAATCTGCCGCCGTTAGGAAAGTCCACCCGTAATTCTGTCTCATTGAAAGAAACACCAGGTATCACACCGGCATAATACTTCACATAATCCCAAGCAATACGTTTGGCTTGCGTAAAAGTAGGTGCCACGAAAGCAACCCTTGGACGGGGGAGTTCACAAGTTAAGGCTTTCTTGATTAACTCATTCACCGCCCAGACCGTTTTGCCAAAGCGTCTGTGCATCACAAGCACATTCCACCGCTTCAAGCTATTGTGCATCTCAGCCTGTAAGGGTCTAGGCTTGTAAGGTATCTTAACTGGTTGTGCCACCGTCAGTCTCCCACAGTATTCTTACAGTACCGTCACTCACCTCTACGCCAGCACGGTTCTTGGCCTCGCCAAACTTCTCAGGTAACACCTTGCCTACCTTCCAGCGCACATGATGGGCATAGTCCCTCAACACATGCGGGTTGTAATCCTTAACTCCGTGTAGCGCATCGCTATACAACGTGTCTAGTTCTTCTAACGCCTTCTCTGCGCTGTACTGCTGTGCCTCTTTCACAGCCGCCGCAAACTCCTCATCCCTCTTGCACCTCTGGTAGAAGGCAGTCCTGGATACGCCAGTGGCCTCGCACACGTCCACAATGCTATGCCCGTCAGCTATGCTGGATAAGATAATGTCAGTGCGTTGCTTTGTTAGTTTGGTCATGTAGTTCTGCCTGTGTGTTGTAAAGGACTATTTAACATATATAAAGCGCGGCGGTCGCTGTCGGGGGTGTCGCCTCTCAAAACATACCCCCCTATGCCTTGACTGTGGCAGATAAGCGACACTGTGGCATCACTGCAACTGTTGCCTGGCTGCAACACTGTGACATTATTGCCACACCATCTAACTTGTGTTAGCCTTGCCGCCATGCAATGCGGCGCGATGAGTTCTGTGCGCTGTGCGTGTGATAAAATATAGAATCACCACTTCCCCAAAATAAACCCAAACAAAATCAAGCCTTGCTTACTTATATTATATAAACAAACTTTTTTGCAATGTGTAAACTTTTTTTACATTATGGTGTTGACAAGGCGCAATATATGCGCTATCTAACAATTAACGCAACAGCCTTGGAGGGTTAAACAATGACAATCACAGTATCTTATTCAATCGACACACTCGACACCAATCCGACAAAGATGGTGTTTGACAATATCAATGAAGCGCATGACTGGATTCACGACGAAGTGGCGCGGCGCGTTCAACATGTGGTCGACCATTCGCCTTATACACTGTCGGAGACTGACATTCAGGATATAGAGGCCACCGAGTACACACTGGTCTCTATTACCGATGGTGTCGTGACAGAATTTATGTGCATATAACAATCAAACCTTGGAGGGTTACACAATGGAAAAGATAGACACACAAGAACAACTGTTTCAGCAATGCAAACACATTGCAGAACAAATTGACTCAGGCGAATATGAAACGCACGACTCAGAGGAACCGTGCAACGCTTATGACTATTTATCGGATGCGCTGGATATTGAATATACAGTTAGCAGCCAAGGCGAATACCTAGGCGCAAGAGTATTGGTTGCATTTGGCGGTCCGAATATCTGGATAAACACACGCACCAAAACCATTGAAGGCTATTGGTGGTCTGATAAAGCAGAGGCTTATTACTATGATGATGCGCTTGGCCTAGATGACGCATTAGCCGAATTATGGGCTTGTAAATAGGAGGGTTGAACAAATGACAAATGAAACAAGACAAATTTTGTATCGGTTTTCTATCTTATGCGGTCAACTTTGCATAGATGAACACATAGCATTAGAAAACCCTCGAATCAGACAACAACTAGCAGAGAAAGAAACGCTAGAAGATAAACTGATAAACCTACAAAGCATCTTAGAGAGTGAGTTTTAACCATGGCAAAGCTGTTTATTTTCACAGGCTGCTTTGCCTTTATCATTGGCGCATCTATGGTGCCGGAGACAACAAGCGCATTTGTTGCACAAGTGACGCTGTTATATGGCGGCCTCATAACCGCTATATGGGCTGGCATAGCTAGCCGATAGCATAAACCCTACCATTGACGGGTCAAAGCCTGTCTATGGCCTTTAAATCGCCATTAATCATAGGAGGGTATAAAATGGCAAGCACATCAATAATAGATTTTAACAGCGAGGTGGTCACCTTTGAGGCTTCACAAGCAATCAGGCAATTAGATAAAACCTTTATCGGAACCGATAGCTATTTGGGGCTGGCCTATTTCTGGGCTTATGAATACCGCCATTATATGCGTGATTGCACCATGGCAAAACGAAGAAAGGTGCATAAAAAGTTTATGCAAGCTGGCTTACAATTAAACGGGGAAAGCGAGGAACACTTAAACATAATAGAAACAGTGCTTGATGGAGTCACATTGGCATCAGGTTTCACAGTGAAAAGAGAGGGCTAAAAAATGGCTAAAATGGACAAAATAGAAAACGATGAAATAGCAATCGTATGGTCGGTTGATGACGTGTTGCAGGAATGTGACTGGCTTAACAGAGAACAGGCACTTGATGTTTTGCATAGCATCAAACGCAACCATGATGCGACAGTAGGCATAAATTGGGATGTAATATGGAACACTGGTGCAGACATGTACCAAGATAAAGAAGCATAGAGAGGGCTAGACAATGGACAGTAAATTTTTATTCGCATGCAGTTTTATCTCTAAACACTTAGGCGAGGCAATGTCTGTCGGTGATTCGGCAAAAATGCCTTCTCTAGGCATGGTGTGTTGGGGTGGTGATGTTTTTGATTTAGAGAAAGGCGGGACAACATACGACACCGTTGTCTGGCTATTTGAAGAGAAAGAAAACCCCAAAACTAGCGTGTGTTTCTCAGACCTGGCTGCGGATATGGAACAGATATACGCCATTATAGGTTACTGCAAATATCACGACATTGAATGCAAATTTATATCAGACAGAGAGGACTAATCATGTACCTAGTATTCGCAACCATAGCCTATCGCAGAGATGCGGTAGGCCAATCAACCGAGGTTCAATCTTGGGATTGCTTCGACTCACCAGAGAAAGCGCGGCAGCACATGCGGCATCTAATCCATCAACACGACATGGATTTGCTTGATGTAGGTGTGGCGACTATCACCGACAGTATCAGAGAAGAATTGCTGAAAAAGCAGCCAATGGGCTTAGAGGATTAGAGAAATGGAAGGTTTTATTTTTGAAACAACGCCGCATGTCTGCGAGGAATGTGGCTGCGAAGACTGGCATGCCAATAGATTCTATGACAACAGCACAAAACAATGGCTGTCAGATGACATATCGCAATGGTGCCATGACTGCGAAAAAGAGGTCGGGCTAGTAGAGAAAGGCGCAGAAGCATGACACCGATTGAGTTTAAAGAAAGGCGGCAATTCTTAGGCTATACGCAGGAAAGTATCGCTGAAAGGTTGGGTCTGTCTCGCAGAAGTATTCAAGCCTATGAATCAGGCGAAACAACTATCAGCAGAGTCATAGAGATGGCAATTGAAGCTATCGAACTAGAAGAAAAATAGGAGAGAAACGGGTGCTATGCTTAGCAAGTTATATAAAACTTGCTGAGCTTAGCAAGTTTGACATCCAGATTTTTTATATCAAATATCAGGTTTTATTTAGCAAGTTTTGCATAGCAAGTTTTATAAAACTCCGCTAATGCGGATTATACAAACAGCAGAAAAGCTGTCAACTACAAATTTATAAGGCATTGAAAAGGAGGGTTTCACATGCAGATAATCACACGACAAGAAGCAAAAGAGAAAGGGCTGTCGCGCTACTTTACAGGCAAGCCTTGCACAAAGGGACACATAGCGGAACGCAGGGTCGCAAATCATAGTTGCGCTGTATGCAGTAACGAACAGTCAAAACAATACCAGAAGATTAAGAGAGAAAGTACAGACCTGACAGCCACTGGCAACCCAAAGCATGAACAGCCAGCCAGAGAAGCGGCGAGAAAAGCGGCGATAGAAAAAGGCGAGAAAACTTACTTTCATGGCATACCATGCAAGCGAGGGCATGTTGCGCCGCGCCAGACTAGCAATGGCTACTGTATGGAATGTCTGAGGCTAAAGAACGCAGACCCAAAGATAATTGCATATAAGCAAAAGCACAAACGCGACAACAGACAGAGATATACAGAGCTGAACAAAGCCTACAAAAAGAAATGGAATAAAGAAAACCCGTATTACTTCACAGAATATTTTATTAAACGCACTAGGAAGCTGGCACAAGCCACGCCTGAATGGGTGGACATGGCTGAGATACACCGCATCCATAAATACAGAGAAAAAATATCAAGAAAAACTGGTGTTGAATATCACGTTGACCACTACTACCCCCTACAGGGAAAGAACATATGCGGCCTTAACGTGCCGTGGAATCTGCAAGTGATTACCGCAGAGGAAAACATGGCGAAGCACAACAAGATGCCAGAAGAATTTTACGGGGCTAATCACACAATGAGTCAGCCGCCAGCATTAGCCAAGTATCAAACGAGATAATCGCGGTGCTTTGCTTACTGACATAGCTGGGGCTAATGCTAGAGAGAAACACCACGCAGCACATAGGTTGCCTGTCATACTTGTATATGAGAACGGGTTGCGTACCAGCAGAGAGAGAGGCGGTAACAACCTGTTCCCACCATTCCCGCCGATAGAAAACAGAACCGTTGCTGTTGTATCTCTTGCACTCGATTGTCCAGCCTGGCAGCCCGATTAAATCGCCATGGTCACTTGACCTGTACTGTTCCAAATCACGTTTCACTTCGATGTCATACCCCGTGTATTCTTGAAACCATTGATTAATCTTTGTAGCACATTCGCGTTCAAACGAGGCACCCTTCACTCTAGAATTTGTCACTTGCCGACTCCATATTACATAACCCTCTGCACCGTGCCGCCCTACACATAAACGAGAAACCCAGCCGGATGGCACAGGTTCATCCTTGTGCGCATAGCGATACACCCACCTAGTGATAGCTGTTACCACCCTCTAAATGCAC